TCCTTGTCTAACTCATCTGTGAGCCATTTCCAAGACTCTTTTCTGTAGATATTTAAAATTGCCCTTCCATTTACGCCATAATCTCTTCCTAGTTGATTAGCGTTGAAGTTACTACGAGGTTTACCTTTCATATAAGTATTGTATATATAAGTTACCTCTTCCTCTGTAAGCTTCTGTCTGCCATGATTATGACCAACAACGTGAACTATTAAATTATTATCGCAACTATGTTGGCAATTTTCTGATCTGGTGTTCCACTCAAGATTTTCAACGTGATTGTTAACCTTAACTCCGTCTTTATGATTCACCTCAGGTTTATTATCAGGGTTTGGTATAAAAGCTTCTGCAACCAACCTATGTATTTTAAAATTCTTCTGCCAATCTCCATTACAAAGGCACACGTGTAAGTAGTGACCTTTTCCTCCTGACTTATTCTGTCTGGGTTTAAGAAATTTCTCTTTCCTCCAAACACCTCTTGTGTCGTACCTTGCAAGGGATTTAACCCTGCCTTTATTAGATACCTCGTATTTTCCCATAACCTCTTTAATCTGAATTGGTTTCCAAACTTCTTCCATATTAACTCCTATAAACAAAAACACCACCCCGAAGGGTGGTTATAAATAATCAATGGCAACTATAATAGTTTTGACCAACACTATACGAACCTGCAAAATCACACGTAATCAAAGGCTTATTTCCACCAGAATAGATTTGTAAATTATCTTTGTAGAAGTTATGTAAGTCTATACCTGCTTGTGTATAACACTCCATAGCAACTTTACCTGCTTCAATACCCATACCTATATTACATTCTAACAATACTTCATCCACCTACTTATGAGATTCGCTAAATCTCCTGCTATTTCTAACAGAGTCGGACTATATAATCACCTAATCTAAGGTGCTCCATTTTCGAATTCGCTTGAACCCTACTCTACTTGCTGTGTATTTCATCTTCCTAATGAACACGCTTTCGATAGTCTCTGAACCTATCCTTATTAGGATGTGGCTGCTGATTACCTTTCAATAGAAATGTTAAGGTTTCCAGCAATTAACGGAGTTATTCGATTAATCTTACAATTAAAAGGCACAATAATAATTATGCATGTCAAGTATCTTATCAACTTTTCCTTCCCAAGAAAGTTCTTTAATTTTTCTTTCTAATAATATAACCGCCCTCTTTTGGACAGCCCCTTCTACAGACTGTATAAGATAGTTCACTGCCTTATGCATTCCACCACAGTAAACCCAGTACCCGAAGGCTGTTGGTATATAAAAACCTTTTCCTCTCTTATATTTAGTCTTACAATGTTCTAAGAATTGTATTACACCAGATAAACCCATGTTATCTAAGAACGCTTGCAACTTGTCTTTGGCTTCTGGTAAAGGAAAACCTCCCATTAGAGCTAATTTTGCAGGACCGCAGCCGAAGAGCGAGGCAAATGATAAACCTTTTGATTTCTTTCTTCTAAGAACAATGCTATGAATTAAATCAGGATTTTGTGTTCTTACTGCTTCTTCCCACTCTCCTTTTGTGACAAGGTTAAAGTATCGTGAATTAACACAGTGAGCACTTGTCCCTACATAAGTTTCACTACCATCTTCTTCATTCTTCATCTCTATACCATTAGCAACAGCGTCATAGTAGTCTACATTATTTGTTACAAAAGCAGCAATTGATAGTTGTGAACTTTTTTGGTCAATCCCCACTAACTCTTTACCTTCATCTGCCACAACACATTGTCGCATTTCTTTACCAAAAACAGCACCATCTGCAGGCAAATTTACTATAACTCTATGCGAAGCTCGCCCCGTTGCAGTGTTGAAGTTGTTCACACCTGCAGGAACTCTACCATCTTCTCTTACAAAAGACATCAACCCTTTGTTCTCAGGGTCTTTTAAATTCTCTAAGTAACGTCTTCTGTGCATTAAAGTGTTGTATGTGCCTACCTTTTTACCATCTTCAGATTCCAATTGTTCATACTCTTTTTCCCCAAACTTAGGACTAGTTTTTAATGTTTCACCTTTCTTAATCTTTAAAACTATTTGATTATCAGGGTGTGCTTTAGGTGGATATCTTACTTCAGTATCAAATTCTGCTTTTACAAAATTACCCTCAACATCTGTTTTATCATTCCATTCTTCTGCCCAAGTAATACCTTCTTTAATAAGGAAACCTTTTACAACTTCATGTTGTGTGAGCTTACTCTCAACCCACTTTAATTTAGTATGAGGACCAACTACTATATTAGTGTCTTCGGGACTAACTTCAAAGTAGTCACAAGTGTTTTTGTTAAGAAGTTTAGTTTCTTGTATATTCTTCTCTATTTCCCACTCTTTTACAAAACTTGTTAAATCTTTTGCCTTAGCTTTATCTCCTAAAGGGTGTTGTCCCTTGATCCATTTAGTAAGATCATTCTTTTTCCTGAATACAGGACTCTCTCCGTAACTAATATTAAATGCACTATAAGCATTAGCTTTATCAGTTGTGTGAAAATTCATTGTAGGTTTATAATAAGGTTTAACAGGAACAGTAACAATTTCACCATCCTTTTTCACTTTCTCCATTTCATCTTTCATTTTAGATGTATCATAACCAAACAAACCTGCCATTTCCACTCTAGATACTTTGCCACCCGATACTTTACAAGTTTTAGGTAATCTGGGTTCAATCTCAGAAGCTAGTCTTGATGTTTCTTCATCTAGATATTTAATACAACTTTTGATATGTTCAACATCAACTTTAGCTCCGTACATTTCTTGTTTGTGACAGCTTTTAGTGTACTCTACTTCCATTTTATAAGCTGCTGTCATATCAATACCTAACCTATCTTTAAGCATGTCTCTTTCTTTCTTGAGATAACGATAAGCGTACCTTTGTGTTTTAGTGTCGATAATACATCTGTGCAACATGAAAGCATTCATTACACTAAAGTCTTCAATATCAGGTTTTTTATTACCTTCCATTAAAGAGTAGTTAAGTAGACCATGCGGAGATTTAGAACCTTTTCTTTTAGGTCTATCAAACCATTGTATCTTACTTTGAATAAAAGTATCTACCCAAGCTTCGTCTGGAATAACACACTTAGGCCATATCTTCTCTATCAAAGGTTTATCATAAGTATGGCAGTTATGTACACTCAACTTACTTCCATTAATTGCAGCTAAATACCAGAACCTTACACCATCTAATAATGAACCTGTTCTAGGAGGTATAATGTGTTTTTCTCCTTGATCAAATATCTCTTGGTTATCGTATTCAGGATAATCATGGAATATAAACACCTCATCAGTATCATCATCCCTGCTTACTAGACACCAAACATCTTTGTCGGAATTAACTACATCTAAAAAGCCTCTTGCTTCCACATCACTATGAAGTATCTTGTTTGTATATTTATCTTTGTTCTCTTTAAACCATTCTGTCATTATTTCTCCTATAAATTAATCATGGTTAATAAAAATAGCAGTGCTTTTTACAGCACCACTCCGTTATCTAATTCAATATCAAAATTGTCTACAGGTTCTTCCTTTTTAGATTGAGATTTTCTTGGTGAAAAGCTTTGCTTATTATTACTAACACCATCCCAACCTCTTCCTCCTTCTTCATAATAAGCTCTGTCAAAGCTACTCACAGACAAATCATAACCAAGTGGTAGTTTGTCAGGATTATCTTGGAAGAACTTGTCTCTGTCGTACACAGCTCTTGTATCACCATCATAATACCATGCACCACCACTACCTGTAATACCTTTACGAAGTTTAGGAACTCTAAGGTAAGTAGTGTTTTGCTCTATTACATCTCCGTTAGGTGCTTCTTTGTTACGACCAATAACAAAATTACCAGCAGCTTTTTGTACAAATATAGAATTACCATAAGCATCAAATTCGTTAGGGAATGTTGGTTTACCTCCTCTATTATCTCCTGATTTACGAGTGTGTAGTATGTTAAATATAGTTGCTCCATTTTTAACGAAATTACTTTGCCAATTAAAATGTCTTGCTTGTGCTTCATTATCTTCTACACGGAGTATATCAGTAAGTACGTCATTGACTATGATAGTGCATCCATATTGTCTTTCTAACCTTTCGATACACTTCTCTAAAGATTTTACCGTACCTTCTCGATCGTCTACAATTGAAAATCTACTTTCACCAAACTCATTATAAAAGAACTTATTAACCTTTTCTTTCACTTCAGGAGTATTCATGTAATCTCTGATCTGTTCTCTAGGAATCCACCATAAATTGTTTTCTAGGAAAGTAGATAACATACCTGCAATCCATTCACCTTTAGTCGCTTCAATACTTACAATACCTACTTTATGATCAGGGACATTAAACATCCAATAGTCTATGAAAGAATCAATGAAAGTACTCTTTCCTACACTTGTGTCTCCAATCAATGAGTATATAGATCTAGTAAATAATCCATCACCTTTAGTCATTTCTTGTAATCTATTTGCAAAGGGTGGAAGAGGTATTCTAGGAGTAGTGAGAACATCGATAACATCTTCTATCATGTTATCAGTAGCATCATAAACTCCTGTGTCTATAAAATCTTTAGCCCCAAAGAAGTCACTCCAAAACTGTTTAACTTTATCATCATTAAGCATTTTATTAGGATCTTTTCCTGACCATTTAGCTATCTTGATCTTATCACTGGGAAGAACCTTACAAATAGCTTCTGTGGCTTCCTCTCCTGCCTCGTCATTATCCATACCTACAATGATAACATCAAACTTATCAAACCACTCATAATGCATTCTACACTGTTTATCAGCAGAAGGTTCTCCCGTGGTAGGACTCACTACACAATAAGGTGCATATCCTGTTTGACCTTTAGCTTTTTGATACTGCCTTAACATATCTTGTGCAGCACATTTATCTTCCTCACCTCCAACTAATAAACAATATTTGCCACCATCAGGAAACTTGTGTTGTCCTGACAGTTGATTAGACATTCCTGTTTTTCCTAGATTTTTATATCCGAACTTCTTAGAAGGAACGTATCTGCTTTTATATCCTTGTAGTTTATCATCAAATGTTTCAGGATAATAAACATATTCTACTTCACCTTTACTATTAAATTCTAGTCTGTGTCCGTAAAACTTTAAAACCCAATCAGATAAACCTCTGTAACCTTTACCTTCATTTTTAGTTCTAGAAAACAGATCATCTCTTTCTGTTTTTGTAATTCTTTCCTTTTTAGAAGCTTTGTTTTCAAAAGTTTTCTTTTCAACGACATCAAGTGTTCCCTCTCCAACACCCAACATGCCCCCAAAGGAACTGTTATGCACTTCTTCCATTTCAAATTTTTGTTTGCAAGAGAAACACGTAGCATCATACCACACACCACCA